CTAGTACTCAGGAAGATTTTCTAAATTATCCTTAGATGTACCATTGGCTCTAGTTGTAATGTAATCAATGTTGTTAACACGGTCTTTAACCACTTTTTGACCCTTCTTCCACTTACCGTCATCACCTATGAAAATGGTGTAAAACGTATAACCACTATCGATCTTATTCACTACCCACTGCCGTGTTTCTGATACCCCTCCCCCAACAGTATCCCCCTTATCAACATGCACATACACATGGGTAATGTGAGTGTGCTTGTCGTTATATCGGACTTTAGAAATAAGGTAATCAGCCCATTTATCAATCATATTCCACCATAAGTTTGAACAGGAAAAGTCCTGCAATACTCTTATAAACAACAAAGCAGCGGCTTCCTACCCCACGATGGTAATATAGTGATCTAGAGCAATTTATATTTCCGATAACATCGACACAACTCCACATTTACACTCTATTCTCAAATTCCATTAAATAAAGCCAACCGTTCTTTGTGGCTGTCGCTCATATCGAATGCAAATTCCTCATGCTCTGCCTGGAATGTGCCAAACGCCATCAGCGCCGCAACGCTCGGGTCTATCTTGTTGGATGATTTTTTCTTGTTCGGCTTGATATTGGCGTTTGCGTCACTCTGCATCACAACATTACTCATTGACCAGGCCAGCACCGGATCACCACTATGCACAATCACCTTCCGGTTAACAAAAACCTCGAACGATTTCGCCGCCGGACTGAAACGAAGGTATGTTTGCGGGAACGGCTCCACCTCAAATCCTGCCCCCTGTAGCTGCGTCCTCAGGTGTGTGGCGTTCCATGTATCGAAGCCCACCAGCCTGATATTGAAATTCTCTGCATCCGCCATGATGTCATCACGGATACGGTCATAATCAATGCAGTCACCCGGTGTTGTGCGTATCCAGCCCGCCTTTACCCACTGGCGATAGATGGCGCGGTTTTTATTGGCGGGGTTCTGTAGCTGAAATTCCGGCAGATAGTGACGGGAAACCAGCATAATCTTTTTACCGACCGGAAAGGCATAGCACACGCTGGAAATATCGCTGGTTGATGATAAGTCCAGCCCCGCGTAGCACTCCTGCCCGTATAAATCCGCCTCCGCGAACGTTCCGGCGCACTCCGCCCATGCACCGTTACCCATCCACGGCGTAGCCCCCTGACACCAGATATTGAATCGCTTGGTGAGCATTTCCACCCACTGCGACGGAATACCCCGCGCTTTCTGGATGGTTGATGCCAGTTTTTCACGATCGACGGAAACATCGATATTGGGATTCGCCTTTATCCACATCGCCGGATCGTCAACCTCGCTTTCATCATCCAGCTCGTAAATCAGCACGAACATGGATTCGTTCACCTCTTCACCATCCAGTATCTGGCAGCAATAGTCGTAGTGTTGTTTACAGGCTGAAACAACGTTGCTCCCCGATGTGGTGATGGCAAATAACAGCCCCTCCGGACGCGCCCCCATTCCCAGCTCAAGCGCGGAATAAACCCCGTTGTCAGGATGCAGGTGATATTCATCCACAATGGCAAGACTCGGGTTTGTACCTTCAATGGTTGCCGCTTTTGCTGCCAGTGGCTTTAACAGGCTGTTGGTTTTCGGGTGTATCACCTTGTGTGCCTGAATATTTACCCGCTTTCGCAACGGTCGGGATAAAAGGCACATCTGACGCGCATCATCAAACACGATCCGCGCCTGATCACGACTCACGGCGGCGGTGTAAATATCCTGCTGCCCGTTTTCCATAACCAGAAACCAGTTAGCCAGGATAGCGGCGACCGTGGATTTGGCATTTTTTCGCGGCACTTCAATGAATGCGCTGGTGTATTTGCGCCGTCCGGTGGCCTTAACCTTAAAGCCCAGGATGCACGCAAAGGCGAACTGCTGCCACGGCTCCAGCTCAATGGGGCTACCGCGCATTGCGCCTTTTACGTGCGGACACACCCTGGAAAAGGCAATAAACCGCTCCACGACCTCCGGATCGAACGTGTAAAGGGGGTTTTCAAGGTCAGAAAAATACCGTTTAACGGCCTGTTTCAGTCGTTTACAGGCCGTAATTTTGCCGTTTTTTACGCCTTCTGCGTACTCATGCCAGGCGGTCAAGCTCGTCCTCTTCCTCTGTTTCCGGTGGATTTCTGCGGCGACTTACCGGGTCAAAACCCAGCAAAGAAGCCATTTTGATCATTATTCTTTCAGCGTCAGCCTTTGCGCTCAGGGCGGGGTTTCTGCTCTCGCTGCCCTGACTGTTAACAATGCTGAACCCGCGCGTGGCAAGGTCTTCGACGGCTTTGCGGTATATGGAGTAGTTAACGCAATACAGCTCCAGATTGCTCCAGTCGGCGGGGGTAAGGTCTTCCCGTCCGGAAAGCTGGCGCGATTTTTCCTTCCACTGCCTGACCGCGATTTCATCCAGGTAAGCGGGGGCTTTTGGTGGTCTTGCCATGTTCTTTTTTCGCCCAATTATTTTCAAAAAAATTCCCGTGCACAAAAATTTGAGGAGGCGTTCGGTGCCCGGCGGGGTCGGGTTTGTCCTGAAAACGCCCCCCACCCCGCCATACAGCCTCATCAGCGATTGCGGAAACATTCCATAACCTCGCGGTCACGGTCGGTTAATCGCTTCGCTGTGATGCGTTCTGCGCGTCCTGACGCTTTATCTTTATGCCCTGTTTCCTGTGTCTTCCATGCGTCACGCTGCCTTATAAGTCCACGGATAAGGCGGTTTTGTTCCCGCTCATTCATCAGCGTCATACATCCAGTTATTGCGGTTAGCGGCCCGTTCTTCATCTTCACGAAATCCACCTGCGGCACGCTTGCTTTTTGTTGCCGGATCAAGCCATTTCGTTTTCTGGTTATGACACGCCTGACACAATGGCTGATGGTTCCATTCGGGCCAGAAGAGAACATCATCGCCGCCATCGATGGGGATAATGTGATCCACCACCACGGCGGGCGTATATATCCCCTTCTCAAGGCATCGCACGCATAACGGGTTTTTACTCAGATACATGGCGCGGTATTTGTCCCACTGTCTGGAGTACCCACGCGCGCGGCGGTGTCCTCGTCTGGCATCCTCTGCACGCCATGCCGCCCGCCTGTGCTCCTCACACTTACCGGACTTAACGCGCCTGTTACAGCCTGGTTCTGTACATCGTCTTAATGGTTGCCACGGCATCAGTACACCCCCACATCACGGTAAGCCGTCCAGAGTGCGCCTATCGTCATGGGTACGCGCGTTTTTGCGTTATCCGCGACAATCTGGCGATTTTCATACAGGTGAGCGATAAACATCATGCAGCCAATCTTTATGGCTGGCGTGAACTCCAGCCCGTCATCAAAGCGCCTGCCTATGTGTATCTGGCACGCCTCAAGCGATGCGGCAATGTATCCGCTGATTAACTGGTCTTCATCGTCGCCATCGATGCGGCAATGGAGTTTCACTTCTTCCAGGGTGATAAGTTCTGTCATTTTTCCGCGCCCTCACGACAAAGAATTTCAAGGCGTGTCCTGGCGGCATCTGGCAGCGGTTGCCCGATGATATTCAGTACACGCCCCGCCAGCGGCCCCGTATTGACCTTTATCCGACTGGTGGCGTTGATGTCCTTCCGGTAGCGTATCCATATCCTTACAGTTCCAGTCGCCAGCTCTGCACCTGATGAAATGGCCTCCTTGCTGCTGATCATGTTCACGCTTGCCCAGAGTGTGTGACCGTCCAGCCACGTTTCGAGTATTTCACCCGTCATGGCTCTGGTCTGTTTCAGGGTCTGAATCGTTACCCTGTCACGCAGTCGCCCTATGTTCATTCCGGTTTTTCTCCCTCGCTGATTTTTACTTCCTGTTTCCATGCCTGGCTGAACTCATCACCACCATCACGCGGTGACAGTCCTTCACGTTCGCGGGCTTCGTTCGGACACATAACGCCGGATTTGATGCCGCGCTCATAGGTGGCAAAGCGTTCGCCAGGTGTGGCCCGTAACAGGTCCGCGCTGTCAAACTCCACCTGATACCGGATACCAGGTACAGGCGAGGCCACCAGCAGGGCGTTTTTTATCTGCTGCTCAAAGTTCGCCAGCCACGGGCGCATCGTCATGGTGAGAAATGCGCGGCTTGCCTCGCTGAAATTGCTGTAGGTGCTGTTGCTGTATTCCTGCAAAAAAATCGGCGAGACGTTGAACATTCTGGCGATGTCTTCAATGGTGAAGCGACGGGAGGCCAGCCATTCAGCATCCTGATTACTCATGCCCAGCTGCTGATAGCTCATACCCCCTTCAAGGATGGGCGTTTTTCCGGCGTTTCTGGCCCCTTTGTAGCGTTCCAGTGCGGCTAATGCCTGTTTGCCCTTCACGCCGTCCAGCCATTCGCCTGACGTGATAACCCCTGCCGCCATCATGCCATCACGCATCACGCTCGCGCCGTGGCGTTGTTGGGCCAGCCCAAGCCCCAGCGATTCGCGGCAGATGGTTACAGGTGAGCGCCCCATAAAACCGTCATCCGTGGAGTAACGAAGGTGGAGAACCTCCCACGGTAAATAGTTGCGGGTGTTTCCGGTGTAAGCGTCAGTGATGCAGTAGCGCCAGTTGTGTTCTCCTGTCTGCTCCATGTTCACCGACTGCGGCGGGTAAGGATGCAAAGCCGCCGGAAAACCATCACGCCCCCACTGAATCACCGCGTAAGCATTACCGTTTAACAGGCAGTGGCGGATCATCATTCGCTTAAACTGGTAGGGAGTCTGCCACGCGTTCGGGCGCTCGTTGAGGATGTGATCGACCGGATGAGAATCAAGCCACTCGCGGGCCTCCTTCCCCTTCTCATTGCGTACCAGGTACAGGTAACACGGCATGGTAGCCACCGCCTCAGAGATGACCGTCACGGCGTTCATGACGGCGGGCAGTGATTCCGCTGTCCCCGATGATACGTACTCACCCGCCCCCGTGTTCGATGTGCCAGCCAGCGCCATAAACTCATCAAGCGTCATGCTGCGCTGCTCTTTTTTTCTTCTGAAAGGCCACATATCACACCCCCGCTAAATCCGCCCACCAGCGGCGATTATCCGCACGCGGCATTTTTTCGGGGTGCTGCTCGTACAGGGAGCGGCGGGCCAGCTCCACGCCGGAATCAGGGTAAGCCGGTACGGATGTGACGGTAATTTCGTACAGTTCCGCAACCAGCACGGTGCGCACGCATGGATCTGTTGTGGTATCCCATACATCCTTACGGGAACGAAAGCCAAAGCTCATGCCGGATATATCACCACGCTTAACCAGTTCGATAACGTCGCGCCCTGTACTGGTATCCGGTGGGGTCAGTTCAAAGCGTAACCCTGTTTCATCCTCTTCCAGTTTCAGCGTGCCGGAACGGGTGCGCCCCAGTAACATACTGTGGTCATGCTCATACAGGCCGCGAACGTCATTACCCGCCGCAAGCCATTCAGTAAACGCCCCCCGCTGGAATTTTTCGTAAAACTCACCCCATAACAGTTCTGAAAGCTTATCCCAGCGAACAACGTAGCCTGTAAGCGTGTTGCTGCCGCTGGTGGTGATTTCCGATGACCGGATTTCCATACTCTTCATAATTTTTTCACCCATAAAACACTAAAGGGGCTTTTAAGCCCCTTCTGTATGCTGTTAATCGTCGTCCTGTGGCAGTTCCAGAATCTTGATCGCGTTCGAATCCACCACGCCACCGCCTAAATATTTCTGCGTGAAAATTTTGATGAAGCCCGGCTCTGTGAGGTTGTCCGGTCTGGTGCGAACACCTGTTTCGTGATCAACAATGTAGTAACCGCGTTTGAAGTCACCCAGGGCAATAACGTTATCAGGCATAAACTCCAGATATTCGACCGGAAGGCCCAGCAACGTATCAGGATCACCCGCCTGTAAACGGTCGCGCCAGATATAATCACCGTTCGCGTTCTTCACCTTCTGGAGTTTTGCCGCCGTCGTGGAGTTAACCACCCAGACCGCGTTTTTGCGGTATTTTTTACGTAATGCAAATTTCAGGTCGATCAGCGGGTCCGCAGATGTCCACGCCAGAGATTCGGAAGGTTTAATTACCTGTAACGTACCAAAATCACGCTCTTTGTCGTTCTTCTCTGCACGGGGTACGGATAAAAAGCCTTTTGCTTTTTTGTCACCATCGCCCACAACCAGATCGCTTTCTTCGGTTTCCGTGAAGGTGTCGCCAATCTCACCCGTCAGCCATGAAAGGATGTCCACATCGGAAAAATCCACGATTTCCTGTGTGGTGCGCGGGTACGCATAGACCGGATACAGCTTAATGCTCACCTCGTTAATCTGCGGGGTGCTGGTCTGTTCGCGTGCCTTACCCTCTTCACCGTGGTTAACGGTCGCACCGCCAGCGGAAACAAGCTGCTTAAACTCGTTGCTGCTGATTTTCTTCACGGTACAGATGCGGCGCATGGTGGATTCATCCGCCAGCATTCGCATGATTTCGGTGTTCAGTTCAGGGATAACGGTATAACCACCATCAGCGGGAACGCCTGTACTTAATGCGCGGGTTTCACCTGTCAGAATGTAGTTGCGGAGTTCTGCGGGGTCAGTGGTCTGACTGCTTTTACCTGGCTTGCTGCGCTCTTCGTCTGCAATGGCTTCAAGGCGGGAAATGTCTTTATCGAGGGATTCAGCTTTAGCGCGTAATTCGTCAAATGTTGCGCCCTCAGCATCGTTAAGACTGCGGTTTTCTTTTTCCGCGTTCTCCAGCATGTCGCGCATCTGATTTTTAATGGCGGTTTTCTGCTGGCGTAATTCGATTATTCTCGGCATAAAAAAAGTCCTGGGGTTAAGTAAGGAACTCCAGGACGCGGCAAAAACTCAACCGTTTTTCATAAGGAAATCAGCAATCGCACCGATCGTTTTCCCGCCTGGTAATGAATATTGGCGAGAACATTAACAGGCGGAAAAGTGGCCCCAGCGTCCTGGCACCACGGGCGAGAATAATCATGATTCAGTTCGGGTAAAATATGCCGATCCTGTCAGTGAACAACGTGGAACAACCGCGAACAAATAATTTACAAAAAATGACAAAAAGCCGGATTGCTCCGGCTGTATGCGTGCTCAGTCCCTGATCCCTTTCAGAAATTCTATCAATGCATCTATCTGTTCAGGATTTACCGCCAGCATTTCACCGGACAGAGCACATCTCACAAAACCATGCTGATCCTTTTCAATCAGTGCGCCCGTCTCCAGGAATGCGCGGTAATCATTGATGCTCATCGTCTCCATGTTGTCAGCATGGTATTTATCACGCTGTTTTAATATCTCATCAAATTTCATCGGCATTGTTTTTTCCTCTGTTGTGTCTGTTTGTTTCAGATAGTAACTATGCCTGACCGTGACGAAAACCCGGTAATGCGCCATACCGTTTCAACTGGTGCAAAAAAAGCCGGATTTCTCCGGCTGTGTGATTAGCTGTCCTGGTAATTTCGCCATATTTCATCACCAGCACCATCCATACCCATTTCGGCATAAGTGCGATCGACCGCCTTTTTCAGGTCTCCGTAATTATCCGGCGGCTCCGGTGGCCTCTGTGCCTTCCTGGAACATTCCAGCCGTCGCATCGTAACCTGATGCCGTTCCTTGTCTGTCTCCACCAGCAGCATGACTTCACCCCATCGCGCCGACGCCCTCCGGTAAAAGCCTTTTGCCTCGAGTTCCTCCGCTATGCGGTCATGTACCATCGTCACCCCCTCAGAACGGAATATCATCACCGTAGGGGTCATCGTCTCCCGCTGGTGGCTGATTACCCTGTGTGCCTGTGGTTTTGCGTCTGTTCCCGCCAGGACGTGCCGCACGGGCACTGATTACGCTGTCTGCAATAACCTGATACCCCTGCCGTGTTTCCCCGTTCTGTCCGGTCCACTGGCTTACCTGCATCGTGCCGGATACGCTGGCAACATCGCCTTTTTGATGTTTAGCCAGGAAATCGGCCTGTTTGCCAAATGCGATAACCGATAACCATAACGTCGCCTGTCCGTCATGTGCCTGGCTGCATGGCAACGATACCGCCATACGCGCCAGAGTCATCGGTGTGCCCTTGCTGCTCTGTTTTACCAGCGGGTCGTCCACCAGGCGCCCGTAAGCTGCAATTTGTGCTGTCATATTGCCACCTCAGTGAAGCGATCCGGCGTTGTTCTTTTTCATCTCTTCCATCATTTTTTCAGTGAGCATTACGCACTGAAAACCCATGTTTTTGATGTCTACGGGTTTCATGCCTTTGTCAGTGGATATCACAGGCAGAATATCCTGATACACATCGCGGTCAGGGTAACTAAGCACACAAAGCGCCCATGATGCCACGGGTGAGGATCCTTCGTCTGTTTCAACCCACCAGCCTGGTGTAGCTGCGCTTATTTGCAGAATCGTGATCAGTCCGTTGTGCTTGTAAAGTTTTTCACCAAATTTTGGTTCGCTCATGATTCCACCTCTCCGGTTTTAACGTTGATGGTTGTTACCTGTTCCGCTTCGGCAATCTCCCGTTCTGTCAGCGTGGCAAAGTTTGCCGCCGCCGTGGTCATGAATGCGCTTATCAGGTCGGGATGTTCCTTCGCGTATCCTTCCCGCGTGTGGCGGTCTATCGTTCTGATTGCCACCTTTAAGGTGTGCTCAGTCATGTCTAACGCTTTATATTTTGGCTCTGTTCTGTCTCTGCGTTTTTGGGTCATTTCTCGCAACCTCTCACTTTTTCGCCTCACTTTTTCAAGCGTCTCACTTCGTCGCAGCTGGGATTTTCGGTTTTTCTATGTGTGTGTTTCATAAGTATTTTTTTACCCCTCACTTTTGAGGATGTATACAGGTCGAAAAGTGAGGGAGAGCAGGCTAATTTTGGCCCTCTTTCTATCCACCTCGCTTTTGCTCCTCACTTTTATAGCGGCGCTACATCATCCCCATCGATACGAATAACCCCATCTTTTTCCAGCTTGTACAGCCAGCGCCGGAAGTTTTTCATTTCATACCCCAGCTTTTTCATGTCATCACGTAACAGCGGGATCGTGCACTTGTCGCCGTTCTGTGTGCGTGAACGGATGCACCCCCATAAAGCGGTATGGTTTTCCGTCTTGTTCCCGGCCTCCTCGATGCGCTCCAGTTCAACAGGAGGGCGCGGATCATCCACCACCACCAGCGACGTGATTAATTCACCGTCAGCGTCGGTAAAAAGCTCCACCACGCGTAAGTCATATGCGGCTTCTTTGAGTTCCTCCGCGTCCTTCATTTTGGTGCATGAGATAACCAGCGCTTCGCTTCCTGCGTCCTCCCTGCGTATCCGGTATTCAGCATCCAGCGAAGCACGAAATGCACTGGAACCGCGCGCGCCTTTCGTCTCATCCTTGCCGGAATGGTGAACCACCAGCACCGTGGCCCCTGTGCGTCGTTTCAGTTCGTCACAACCACGGATAAACGCCCCCATATCACGGGAATCATTTTCATCATTCCCACCAAAGCAACGCGCCAGCGTATCCAGAATAATCATGCGAACAGGTTTACCCGTTTCCCGCTCCACCTGACGGGCAGCGATAACCATTTCATCAACATCAAGCGGGGCAGCCGGAAAGATGGGGCGGTTTACCAGATACAGATTTTTCACCTGCTCATCGTGCACAACCTCCCAGGCTTTTACACGACGCGGAACACCTATACCGCCTTCACCAACCACATAGAGAACCGCACCATGCGCAACCCTGCGGCCTCCCCACTGGCGACCAGTGGCAACATGGCACGCCCACGATCCGGCAAGGAATGATTTATAGGACCCGCTAGCCCCGTATATGCTGCATAGCGATACCGCCGGAATAATCCCCTTAACCACGTAATCCAGTTGCGTGTCGTATCCGGTAGATCCAACGCTCATCGGTAGCGTGGTTTTTCGCTGGTGGTTTTTTTCTTCCGCCGGCTCTTTCCCACGCACCCGTTCCAGGTATTCGCGCCAGTTCTCCCGCATATGGCTGTGCATCCCTTCGGGGTAATAATTCGCATCAGTTACACCCGCCGCCGCCAGCTTGTGCGCAATGGCATTAATATTTGATGGCCTGATGTGGCCTGCCTTGTACAGCCGGACACAATAGCGCCCCTCGTCGATGATTCTCAGGTCTGCCAGTTCATCCAGTTGATCATCAGCCAGCACAACGGGAGGCACATTATCGCCAGCCAGTCGCCCGTCCTGTTCCTGCCACTGTTTCGCATGTGCCCAGGCATCACTACCCGCAAAAATAATGACTTCGGTCATCTTGTCGTAAGGCTGTTTTTTTAAGTTCGGTGCGCTTTTCATTTCTTGCCCCTGAATACGTTAAGCATCTTTTTTATTTCCTGAATATTGGCGCGTGCTTTCTCCCTGCTGGTTGGTTTACTGCGGGGCGCTGCCTGTACCAGAGAAAAATCACGCCGGAACTGATAAACAGGCATCACGCAGTCATATTCGTAGCCTTCACGGCGGTAGGTAATGCGTCGCTCTTCTACACCTTTAATCGTTACGGTGCCGCCGTACTGGTCGCGGTAAATATCGCCGCGCGTAAATTTAGGGTGAGTGTTGCCACTGGCAGTTAAGCCAGAATATTTAAGTTTCATTATTTTTATTCTCCGGTGTGCTGTTCTTTATATCTGTCGTGCAATATATCTATTTCTTGCAGTTCCATTATTACAGGATCAAGAAGCGTTATTAATGCCGTGGCAATTCTTGATTTTTGTTTGTCGCGTTCATTGTCGCCAAGTGTTTCAAGCCATATGCGCAATATTTCCAGCATGTTTTCACTGTGAGAAAGTGCAAGAAATGCGCGGTCTATTGTTTGGTGGTAAATATCACGCATGGCTTACATCCTCAGGAAATTTTCTTCTATAACGCGCCTCTGCCACATATTCCGCATAATCGGCGGCGATATTCAGTACATCAAGCCCCGTTGATTTATATTCTCTCGTGGAAAGTAAGAAAAAAGCCGCTCTAATAAGTTCTGGCATTGACGAAAGCGCATCAGCCGCATCATCAGGAACGCCGGAAAATTCCTGTTTCAGGGAATTAAAACGATCATCACGCATAACCCCCCCCCCATTTTCACAATCAGCAACAAGAATATTTTTAGCGTCATTCAGCGACCGCGTTGCGGTGTATCGGATACATTCCAGGGCGAATAGTGTGTATTCTTCCCTTTCTTCCTTTTGTGCAAGCTCTGCTGTGCATTCAATATCAATAAGCGCGTGCATCAGCGTAGTGAGTGCGGCGGCGGCTGCGTCCGGTGTGGTTTTATTGCACATGTACCCCTCCGCATTTTTTTTCGTTAGAAATAAGCGTTCTTCTTTCCTGTTCATCGATCAGGAATACGCAGACCTCACCGCTAAGGCGTTTAAGTAAGCCGATGATTGCCCCTGATTCGCTGTCGGTCATCATGCCTGGGTAATCCTCTGCCAGTGCGCAAATAACTTCGATTTGGTGGGCGCGTTCTACTGCCTGTTGTAGTGTGATTTCCTGGCTCATAAGCCTACCCCCTGACGAATACGGGCAGCGAATACCATCACGCAGCCAGCCGGGGATTGCAGGCGTGCTTCCTGTTCGCTGGTGGCCTCAATGGTAATCACGCGCGGTTGTGCAGTGCTCAGGGCGATAAAACGCCAAATGTATTTATTCAGGTTGTGCGAGTCCCGCCCTTGCGGGTGTGTGGTATGATTTCTCATAGCTACCTCGATACTCTCGTTATCGTTGGTGGTTAGAAGCCCCGTTACTGCTCCTACAGTGCGGGGTTTCGTCGTTTCTGCACCTTGCATTAACAAGGTGTAAGTAACTTTATTTATAGGTGGCTTACATGTCAATGCTTTTATGTAAGACTTTTTATGTGTATATTGTCTTACACTTTCATTGAGAGGATTACAGATGGCTACAGGTTCAAAAAACGCAAAATCACAATCACTGACAGCTCGGATCCCGCATGATGTTATTGAAGGCATGGAATCCGTAAAACTGGACGGTGAAAGCAACGCCGGATTCATAGTAACCGCCATGCGCGGTGAAATCGCCCGCCGCCAGGCAGAAGGAAGCGGAGAAAACCTCCTGATTTCTTCGCTCAATGCACTGGCGCAGGTGGAAAAACTCGGAATCAAAGCCGCCGAGGAGATCGGGCAGCTCGTCACTGTCGCACGTGAAGAACTCCAGCGCCGCAAGACTAAAGAACCAGAGTAATCACCATCAGCGCCGTGGTGTAAGGTATTACGGCGCATTGCTATGCAGGACAACACAATGACCGATAAAGAATTGACCAAAACATTATCACCGGCACGGAAAAGACGGCGCAGAAAGATAGAGCATGAATCAGAAAGATTCGCGCCATGTGCTTTTGCCCTTGAGCAATTCCTTAAAGAGTACAGGGAAAAGCGCTCATTGCAGGTATGGCAACGAACTGAACCAGACTGATTGCATTGCCCACCAGCCTGATAGCGGCTATCATCCCCGTGCTTATGTTTGGGATCACATACACAAACGGCGCAGCGGGTTATCTGTTCAGAAAGGCGGCTCCATTTCGGGGCCGCTTTTTTTATACCTGAAAAACCCCAATTTTGTTGTTTTTCAGTTTCACCAGGGCGAACGAATCCCCGCCCACGTTCTGGCGTATATTCAATCTTCATGGTTATGGCTCTGTGTTCAGATGATTGATGTGTGGCGGCTGCGTGCCGCCAGCGTGATTAATGAACTGCCTTGCAGCTATCCTTCCAGGCCAGAACCTCGGATAAAGACCAGCCAACGGAACGACCGCCAAGTTTACGACGTGATGGGAATTGTCCGGCCTTTTCCAGGCGGTAGCGGCATGAGCGGCTAAGGCCTGTTAGCTTTTCGCATTCTTTTTCACGTATAAACCGATCAGTGCTTAACACTATTGCCCCCTTTCGTTTCTTAAAGAGTTATTTCGTGTTCTATTGCGTTGGGATGTGTCTGATTGTGTCAGGATGATTCAGAGTTGGCAAATGTTGAGGCCGTATGGTTTACAGAAAGAGGAATAATCAGGATAAAATCATTTAAATTCATGTTAATACAAAGGCATAAAATATTGTTTCATGCCTTTTTTCTCGCTATTTAAAGAGTGATTCGCTAGTGTATAAAAAACCAGTAACACATTAAAAATCAGCTACTTATAAATCTGTACACTTTTTCGCCTCTTGTTCGTAGTTGTTCCGCATTGTTGCTCATTGTTGCACGTTGTATCTGTTCGCATATCCAGTATGCGCATACTGAAAAAATACGAAAAAAATTATTTTCTTCTGGCTACTGGTAGCGTGGTTACGTTTTCATGTGTTCCCGCCAGTATCCCTAACCGCTCCATCCACATATCCAGCACATTGCGTTTAGCATCCAGATAACGGGAATGATTATAAACTCGCTGCATTCCTGGCATCTGGTGGCCTGTAAGCTGCTCCACGACATGCGGATCAACGCCTAAATCGTTCAGCATGGTTGTAAAGGTGCGCCGGATGTCATGCAGTGACCAGTGAGGATGATTAAGCCTCCTGTGCGCTAATCTTCCATACTGCGATACGCTGGCCTCCTGTTTCACTTCCCCCAGCAATAAGCCCGTGTGCCTGTTCTGCTCCACCAGCTGCGTGACGAACGGCAGGATCGCTTCCGGTATGGGCCGGAATATTGCGACCTTCGTTTTGCTGTGCTCCTTCGGAACGGTCCATAGCATTTCCGTAAAATCCCACTCCCCGATCTCCGATAGCCTCAGTTCTACCGTCCTGGCTCCGAAGACAATCAGGAGGCGGATTAACGCGACGTAGTAAGGGGAAAATATTTTTTTGTCCAGTGCCTGCAATAATTCGCCAAGTTCTTTGTTACTTAAGACACGTTCGCTTATATCCGGTTTTTTCCCAACGTCCGCCACGTTCAGATCGTCCAGAACGTTGCTGATTGCATAGCGCCGCCTACGGCAGAACTTAAGCGCCTGTTTGCACGCCTGTAGCACGAATCCGGCAGTAACAGGCGTTCGCTTTGCCACCTGGTCAAAACAGGCCAGCCAGTGCCGTAGCTCGCATTTATCCAGCGGCATAGCACCAATCTGCTGTATTACGTGATTATTAAGTCGCCTTTTCAGGGCGATATAATCCACGCGGTTTTCCTTTACGTAATACTCAAGCCAGTAGGTGAGCGCATCGCCAACCGTTACGGGCTTTAACGCTTCCTGTACGGTGTAATTCATCTCATGACGTGGATTTTTCCCCTCAGCCAGCCATGTGCGACACTGTGCGGCTTTTTCCCTGGCTGCTTTCAGGCTCAGATCAGGATAACTTCCCAGCTTAATGCGTTCGGGTCGTGTCTCCCTTCCCGTTCCGGCCCTGTATGTGAAATACCAGGTCAATTTCCCTGATGTTAAATATTTCACGCTCAGGTTTCCGCCATCACTATAAAACGTGTTTTTCTCCGCTGGCTTACCATGAAGTTTCCTTAGCAAGGTATCGCTCAGTTTGTTCATTGCTCTGCTCACGTTTTACCCCCTCTTTACGAAAAAGTGACTACACCAGTGACTACACCGATCGTTGCACAAAGGGCTACAACGTGAAACAAGCTGGAACAAGGAAAATCACAAATCTGTTGATAATCAAAAACATAATGCACAGCCTGAAACATTATGAAACAGCAAAAAACACTAAATGATAAAATGCTGTTATTCTTAACCCGCTGGTGCAACACATGGTCCGCTGGCGAGTGCCGCGTGTACTGGCGGTGTCGATTTTGATGACCATCATCGTGATGGCGATGGTGTTGCTATTAGCTTATCTGGGTTCCGCGCTCAACGAGTTGACGCGGACGTTACCGCAATATCGCAACTCTATTATGACGCCGCTGCAAGCTCTTGAGCCGTTGTTGCAACGCGTAGGGATTGACGTCTCAGTTGACCAGCTGGCGCATTACATTGATCCGAACGCGGCGATGACGTTGCTCACCAACTTATTGACGCAGTTATCTAATGCCATGTCATCAATATTTTTATTGCTGCTGACGGTGCTGTTTATGCTGCTCGAAGTGCCACAATTGCCCGGAAAATTTCAGCAAATGATGGCGCGTCCGGTTGAAGGGATGGCGGCGATTCAACGTGCAATTGACAGTGTTTCTCATTATCTGGTGCTGAAAACAGCCATCAGCATCATCACCGGCCTGGTCGCCTGGGCGATGCTCGCCGCACTCGATGTTCGCTTCGCTTTTGTCTGGGGATTGCTGGCCTTTGCGCTTAATTACATCCCTAATATTGGTTCAGTTCTCGCGGCAATCCCCCCTATCGCTCAGGTACTGGTGTTTAATGGCTTCTACGAAGCGTTGCTGGTGCTGGCGGGATATCTGCTGATTAATCTGGTCTTCGGCAATATTCTGGAGCCGCGCATCATGGGACGTGGGCTGGGGCTTTCCACATTGGTGGTATTTTTGTCGTTGATTTTTTGGGGATGGTTGTTAGGACCGGTGGGTATGCTGCTTTCCGTGCCGTTAACAATTATTGTCAAAATTGCGCTTGAACAAACAGCGGGAGGTCAAAGCATCGCCGTTCTGTTAAGCGATCTCAATAAAGAGTGGCGGCCTCCGCAGAGGCCGTCAGGGTTACAGAGCTTTCAGGATTGCATCCACGCTGGCTTTGGCGTCACCAAACAGCATGTGGGTGTTTTCCTTGAAGAACAGCGGGTTTTGCACACCAGCATAGCCAGTGTTCATCGAACGTTTAAAGACAATCACGTTCTGCGCTTTCCACACTTCCAGCACAGGCATACCAGCAATAGGACTCTTCGGATCATCCTGCGCCGCCGGGTTAACCGTATCGTTAGCACCAATCACCAGTACGGTATCGGTATCAGCAAAGTCATCGTTGATCTCGTCCATTTCCAGCACGATGTCATACGGTACTTTTGCTTCAGCCAGCAATACGTTCATATGTCCAGGCAAACGCCCCGCAACCGGGTGGATACCGAAACGCACGTTGATACCACGAGCGCGCAGTTTCTCGGTAATTTCAGCGACAGGATATTGCGCCTGCGCGACTGCCATGCCGTACCCCGGAGTAATGATCACTGAATGGGAGTTTTTCAGCAGTTCCGCTGTCTCTTCTGCGGTGATTTCGCGGTGCTCGCCCACTTCCTGATCATCGCCAGTAGAAGAGCCGTCGGTGCCGAAACCACCCGCAATAACGCTGATAAAGGAACGGTTCATCGCCTTACACATAATGTAAGAAAGGATAGCGCCCGAAGAACCGACCAGCGCACCGGTCACAATCAGCAGGTCGTTGCTGAGCATAAAGCCCGCAGCCGCAGCCGCCCAGCCGGAGTACGAGTTCAGCATCGACACCACCACTGGCATATCTGCACCACCGATGGAGGCGACTAAATGCCAGCCGAATACCAGCGCAATGGCGGTCATTATCAGCAATGCCAGCACTTGCAGGCCGACGCTATCCGTGCGAACAAATACAATCAGCAGCAGGAAGGAAACGACCAGAGCCGCCAGGTTCATTTTGTGACGGTTTGGCAGCATCAACGGTTTAGACGAAATCTTGCCACACAGTTTGCCGAACGCCACCACCGAACCCGTGAACGTTACCGCCCCGATGAAGATACCGAGGAACACTTCCGTCAGGTGAATATTGACCAGAATCGGTGCCATTCCCGCGTCATGATGCAGATAACTGTTAAAGCCAACCAGCACTGCCGCCAGACCCACGAAGCTATGCAGGATCGCCACCAGTTCTGGCATTTCGGTCATTTCAACTTTCTTCGCCAGACGGATACCAATTGCCCCACCAATGACCATCGCCAGCAAGATCCAGCCAACATTACCCGTATCCGGTCCAAAAATGGTTGCGATTAACGCAATCGCCATCCCGGCGATACCGAAGTTGTTACCCTGGCGAGACGTTTCATGTTTCGAAAGACCGGCCAGACTGAAGATAAACAGGATCGCGGCAACAATGTATGCAGCTGTAACTAATCCTCCAGACAT